ATCAACAAAGGCGGATATATTGAAACAATGGGCAACAATGTGCCTCGTTTGAATTATCGTTTGGATGCTGATGGAAACCCAACGGAATGCGCTGAATTGCTTTTGGAGGAATCAAGACGTAATTTATTTTTGAATAGCGAAGATTTTACCAATGGTAGTTGGATAAAAACAAGAACAACAATAACGGGAAATCAAAGTATTGCGCCTGATGGTACTAATAATGCTGATTTACTTACGGGTGATGGCACTGGAACATCGTATGTTTACGATGGTGTATTTTTATATTCTGCAACTTATTATATTTCCATATTTGTGAAAAACATAAATGGTAACGATTTCACAATACAAAACTTCACACAAAGCGGAACTGTTGTTTTTGATTTAGTAAACAAATCAATAACAAGTACAAGCGGAACAATTTCAGACGCAAAAATTGAACAATACCAAAACAATTGGTTTAGAGTTTCCGCAAAAATTACATCAACTTTAGGGGGTGCAAACTGCAATTTGGGTTTTGGTGTTAAAAATTACAATGGTGAACAGTTTTATATATGGGGCGCACAAGTAGAAGATAACGCATCGGGCGGTGGTGTATCTAACGTATCAAGTTATATCCCAACCTCATTTTCATCGGTTACACGCAACGTTGATTCCGCATACAATCAACCATTCGGGGATTTAACAAGTGATTATCCAATTACACTATATTGGAAAGGGCGCATCACTGCATACGATTCGGGAGGTTTCAATACACAAAGTTTTGCAGGAATTGCCAAAAACAATGATGCAGTTAGATATTTGAATTTGAAGTTTTATTCAACAACTCAATTGCAACTTGAACGGAGGAATACAACGCAAAGGCAAAATTTTATTACTTACACAACACAATTGGATGATGTAAAAAAAATTGCGATAAAATACATTTCAAGCACTCACGTTGTGATTTTTATTGATGGGATTGAAGTATTTAACAATTCATCACTTGATGCGGTTTCGTGGGATTTTGATTCCACATATATTGGGCAATTCAGATACAATGCAGATACTGGAAAACGTATTCCCGCTGATGAATTATTTGTGTGGAACAAGGCACTTACCGATGCGGAAATGGTTGATGTTACTTCTTATGATACATTTGCGGAAATGGCAACAGGGCAACAATATACAATACAATAAAAATGGCAGATCCAAAACTAAAACTCGGAAATGATATTTGGGCAACAAAGCAAAAAAGTTTGTTGGCATACAATGATGAGGGTGGCAATTTCAAAAGTTTGCCATTTCAAGTTGATAGGATTTCGGGAGGATCTTATGTAGGGCGCAACGGATTGATTCAATACGCTGCATCAAATGAGCCACGAATTGATTTTTTAAACAACACAAAAGGCGGGTTGCTCCTTGAACAACAACGTATAAATTCAATCACACACAGTGAGGATTTTAGTGATGGCAGTTGGAACAAAAATAATGCAACTGTAACAGCGAACAATACAACCGCACCTGATGGCAGTAGTAGTGCCGATTTAATTACAAGTACGGGAACTGCACCTTATGCAAGGGTTACGTTTACACACTCAACATTGACCGATTATTGCGTTTCTATTTTTGGTAAAAAAGGTGATGAGGATTATTTATATATTCGGGCATTAGCTTTATCAAGTCAACCAATTGCAAGTTTCAATTTAAGTACGGGTACATTAGGAACTATAAATTCGGGATTAACTGCGGAAATAGAATCACACAACAATGGTTGGTACAGATGCATTATAAAATACACAACCACAAGCAGCATTTCAAATAATCTCATTGATTTCGGATTTGCATCATCTGATAATTCACGTTTCTCATCATCAGGAAAATTTGCATATTTTTGGGGTGCGCAAGTTGATGTTGCAAACACAAAATCAAGCTACATCCCAACATCAGGAGGTGCGGTTACGAGGGTAGTTGATTTTACTTTCATTCCGAGTGGTTTGCAAAACATTTTAAACACAAGCGAGGGTACATTGTTTGTTGATGTGGATGTGCCACGAGTTTCATCAACTGGAAGTTTTGAGCGTATTGTTTTAAGCGATCAAAACGCATCAACTGATCGGATAATTTTTGACAATTATGGAGGAAATTGGAGGGCGTTGATGTTGTCAGGCGCAAACAACGTAAACAAAACTATTGTGAGCGTTACTGCAAATCAAAGAATAAAAGTTGCAATTGCATATTCATCAACTGAATTGAGAATCAGTTATGATGGAAATGCTGCAACAACAACAACTGGAACTTATGCGCCAACAACTACTTTGGAAAGTTTAAAATTTTCAAACAAAGATGGCGGGAGTAAATGGTTTGGAAATATATACAATGTAAAGTATTTTGATTCCGCATTGTCAAATGCTGAATTAGTTGAATTAACAAGTTAAAATAAATAAATAAAATGAGCCATATATTTAAGAAATACGAGTTTCCTGATGAAGCAACTGCGGATGCTTTGATTGATGCTTTGCCATCACAATATGATGAGGAATTGGATGAAACATTTCCCGCACACAATCACGTGATCGTAAAATTACATCATCCAATTGTGGAGCAACCCGTTTATGATGATGAGGGCAATATCGAAACCGATGCAGTATTGGCGGAAAACTTTTCCGTTGATGTGCTTTGGCAGGGTATTGAAGCGCAACCCGAAGATTGGGAACAATACGAAATCACATTGACTGATAATGGTGTTCACACGTTTTTCGGGATTGATTACGTATAAAAAAAAATAGTATATTTGTATAGAATTAAAAAATTAAAAAGCTATGCCAACAACGGGTGTATTTAACGGAACAAACTTGGTGCTTTCAGTAGAGGGTACAAATCTTGGGCATACAACTTCATGCTCATTAACATTATCAACTGATTTGCCAGAGGCAACAACAAAAGATTCAAGCGGATTTCAAGAAGTGATCGCAGGTGTGATGAGCGGTGAAATCTCATTTGATGGATTAGTAACGTATGATGATACTTCAAACGTTACTGAATTAGCTGATTTTCTTTTGGCACGTACTCAATTGACTTGCATCTTTGGAACTGAAACAACTGGTGATCGTATTTTCACTGCGGAGGGTTTTATTTCATCACTTGAACAAAGTGCGGAAATGGAATCTCCAGTTTCTTATTCAGGATCCATCACATTGACTGGTACAATTACTGCATCAGACAAAGCATAATGATATGAGCGCAATTTGAGGGAGTTGCGCTCACTTATTTTTTTACTATGGCAAACAAACAACGGGGATATTATTCCATAAAACTTGGCGGGAAAATGCGCACTTTGCATTTTTCAATGAACTTTTGGGCAAACTTTACCGATACATTGGGCATTTCGCTTGATAAAATTGGGGATATATTTACAGAGGGCATTTCACTTGGCACAATTCGTGCGCTTATTTATTCCGCAATCCTTGCAAACGATCAAGAGGAGGGGAATGAAATTGATTACAACGAATTTAAGGTTGGAATGTGGCTTGAAGATTTACAAGCGGATAAGTTGGAGGATATCGTGAATGCAATGATGGAATCAAGAGTGCTTGGAAATGATTTGAATATGGGTGTGAAACGTAACGATTCCAAAACTCCACAAAAAAAAACACAAGCGTAAACAACACGCAACTCACTTGGGATACGCTGATGGATTACTTCATCGGTCAAGTGGGAATCAATCCTGATAATTTTTGGCGCAACACTTGGAAAGAAAATCATCTTTTGGGTGAGGCATATTACATCAACCACAATAAGGAGTGGGAACGCATCCGCTATTTGGCAACAATGGTGTACAATGTAAATGCACAAAAAAAATCCCAAATGATTACTCCCGAAAAATTATTTGAACTCCCGCAAGATATTTATGCTAAAATGGAACGTGCCAAACCAAAATCCACAAAAGAACAATATGATTCGTTTATGGAAAAGGTGAAAGCCAGTACATTTGAGCAAAATAATAAGATGTAGATATTTTGTATTTTTACATCTAAATTATTCCGATGGCAAATAACGAGTTAAGAGTAACGCTATTGGGTGATGCATCCAAACTAAATGCAACACTCAAAACCGCATCAGGGCGGTTGAAATCATTCGGGAAAAGCACACAAGCAATTGGAAGATCATTGCAAACACGATTGGCATTGCCATTGGCATTGGCGGGTGGTGCTGCAATAAAAATGGCAGCGGATTTTGATAAGTCAATGACTAAAATCAAATCCCTTGTTGGAATTGCGGGTGATGAGGTTGATCGGATGGGCGAATCAGCAAAAGTGATGGCAAAGGAATTCGGTGTTTCATCAGCAAAGGCAGCCGAAGCATTGTTTTTTATAACATCAGCGGGATTACGTGGTGATGAGGCAATGCAAACATTGGAGGCATCATTGAAAGCATCAGCAGTTGGATTGGGTGAAGTTTCAACAATTGCAGATTTGGCAACCTCCGCAATGAACGCATACGGATCGGATGTGCTTGGAGCATCACAAGCAACGGATATTTTGACCGCTGCGGTGCGTGAGGGTAAATTGGAGGCATCTGAATTGGCGGGTGCTATGGGTGCGGTGTTACCAGTGGCATCCAATATGGGTGTTTCATTCAATGAAGTTGGTGCAGCATTCGCAGCAATGAGCCGAACGGGAACTGATGCACGAGTTGGCGCAACACAATTAACCGCAATCCTTGCAGGGTTACTCAAACCAACACAACAAGCGGAGGATGCATTGAATGAAATGGGATTATCATCCGCAGGATTGAAACAACAAATCAAGGATGAGGGATTGTTGGAAACATTAAACACATTAAAAACTGCATTTGATTCCAATGCAGATGCAGCGCAAGTTGTATTCCCAAACATTCGTGCATTGAAAGGGGTGTTGGATTTATTGGGATCAGGGGTTGAAGTGAATCGTGGCATTTTCGAGCGAATGAATGACACAATGGGAATGACGCAAACCGCATTTGATGCAACCGCTCAATCCGCTGAATTTAGATTGCGCAAGGCAATGAATTCCGCAAAAGAATCGTTTCGTGAAGTTGGTGCGGTTTTACTCACTGGTTTGTTGCCAATCTTTGAGGATGTTTCAAGGATTCTTGTTAATGTATTTGATGCATTTTTCAAATTAGATTCAGGAACGCAAAAATTGATTTTAGGATTTGGCGCATTAGCAGTTGCATTGCCAACAATAATTTCATTGATTGGCACAATTTCATCAGTTATTGGAGCGTTAATCTCACCAGTTGGATTGATTGCAGCTGCATTGGCGGGTGTTGCTTATATAATATATAAAAATTGGGGTGAAGTTTTGCCAGTGGTTGTTGGTTTATATAATCAATTTGTGGATTTGTACAATGGATCGGAGGCACTTCGCAAAGTGATATTTTTCTTAAGGGCAGCATTCAAAACAGTATTTATATATGCAAGAACGCAAGTATTTCAATTGATAAATGGTTTCAAGACAATGTGGAAACTCATCAAGGAGTTTTCCGAAAAGGGTTTCAAAGGATCATTCACTGATATTTTAGCTGATGGTTTTGAGGATTCGTTGCAAATTACCGCTAATGCTGCAAGTGATGTTGGGAAAGCGTTTACCGATGGATTTAGTGATGCGGTTGGATCACAACTCGAAAAGAAAACAGTTGAGCAAGTACAAGGCGCACTCACAAATGTTGTTGATCAAGCAATAGGATCTGTTTCAGGATTGTTTGGTGATTTAACTAAAGGCGGTGATGATACAACAACTGCACCAACTGGAGGCGGTGCAGCTGCGGTTGCAACTCCACAATTGCCATCGTTTTTCCAAACATTGCCAGAGGAGGAAGAAAAAGTTGGTGGAATTATTGGAATGCTTAATAATTTAGGTGTGAAAATGAGCGAAATGAAAGATTTGGCATACTCAATGGGTGAAGCGGTTTCGGGTGCATTTTCAACAATGGGAACAAATTTGGTTAATTCACTTGGATTGGCTGAAAATGGTTTTCAAGGATTTGTGAAAAATATGGCATCAATGGTTATGGATTTAATTGCAATGCTTTTGGCAAACGCAATTTCAAATGCGATTAGTGCTGCGGTTGTTGCTGCGGGTGGAACGGGATTTGCTGCGCCTTTTACAATGCCAATGTACATTGCAACAATGGTTGGCGGTGTTACATCTGCATTTGCTGCAATTCCAAAGTTTGCCGATGGTGGTATTGTTTCAGGCACAACGTTGGGAGTTATGGGTGAATATACGGGCGCAAAACAAAATCCCGAAGTGATTGCACCATTGAACAAATTGGAGGGAATGATTGGCGCAAAACAACCGCAACAAGTGAATGTTGGTGGTGAGTTTAGAATTCAAGGGCAGGATCTTGTGGTTGCACTGCAAAGGGCGGAACGCAACCGATCACGATTAAAATAAACAAATGGCATACGGGGTAAAATACAGATTGATTTTTTCTGATTTATTAGGCAACGGAAAAAAGGTTGAAATTTTGCAAGATGGTTATTCGGGTGAAGTTTTGCCAATGATTGGAACGGGTGATCCCGTACAAATCGAATGGGAGAGTGATGATGATTTTTATCAACCCATTATTGGATCAAGT